CGCTCTGTTTCCCATAGTTCAGAATTTCGATGATGTCCACGTCCTCTATGAGCGACTCCCTGCGGAGACGGCTCTTGGTTGCTTCCGGAATGTTGAGTCGCTGAATCTGGTCGTTGATCTCCTGGCGGTTCACGGGCGGGAGGCCGATCACATCGGTCGTCAGCGAAAACACGCGCAAGGGTCGCATGTACATTTGCGGCGGCAGTCGTTGGATTTCGGGCTCGTCGAGTTTGCGGATTTTCGCAGCCTTGGCAATGATCTCGCTGACGGCTTCGTAGTCTTTAGGAGTCGTTGCTACGTTCTTCGCAGCGTGAGCCAAATCTTCGAGCAGTTCGGCATATTTATTCCGGAGGGCCTCCTTGGTCGTGTTCCGATTGGAGTAAAACAGCGCGTCGGCCTGGTTATAATAGTCCACGGCCCGGTCGTAACTATATCCGAGTTGCTGGGTCAGAAACTTGATCGCAGCTCGTTTGCCCACCTGGCGATCTATGGAGTTGATGATCGAGAGCAGGTCGAGAAATAGCTTTTCGTTGTTCGAGAGATCATTCGTGCGGCCTTCTGCCATGTACTCGTAGACGCGGCGAAAGGCTTTCTCGTTGTCGAAAGTGCCGAATATGTCGAGTTTCGAGGTTTTGAACGACTTTTCGCGCCGGATTTTTTCGAGGTGGTTGATAGCCGGCAGGTCGCCGGCTTCAGCGTTGCTGAGCAGTTTCTTATTAATCGTTGCCAACGCTTGCAGGCGTCCGCGGGTTATGGCCAGCGTGACGATGCTCTCGGGATCGTTGTATTCGGCGGTGAATTGGGCGATGTCGAAGCTGAAATAGATGGCCATGTCACGCGGTTCCCACTCTAAGGCCCCGAATTGCTGGAGTTCTTCGATTTGCTCACGGGTTAAGGTGTCCCCGATTCTATTTCGCTCGTAGATTTGTTTGGGCATTGGTGTAGGCGTCTATGAGTTTATCCACTTCAGCCAGAAGTGTCTCCTTTTGGTGTCGGCGCTTTTCCCGCTCGGCTTGCAGGTAGGGTTTTGTCCCTTTTTTGATTTCGTCATTGATGCGCCAGATTGCCGACCGTAGGCGCCGTTGTTCGGCGAGCAGCTCCACGATGTTCAGTCCGTGGAGTTGTTGCCGTTGGCGCAGGTACTCGAAAATCCGATGTTTGCCGAGTATCGCACCATGTTCTCGATAGTAGTCGAGTTCCTGGAATATCGCGCGGTTTTCCTGAAAGTTCTCGATGGCCTCCCGGGCGGTGGTGTAACACTCGTTGAGTGTTGTGCAGTCGAACAGCCGTTCGTGTGCCTGGATATACCGTTCGTGTGCTGTGATTTTATCCGCAGCGAGGATTTTTAACTCGGGCGGACAATCCGGAGCCCGGAGGAAGGGAAAATCGTCGCGGAATCTTCGTCGCGCAGGGCGTGCCTCTTCGCTTGGGGGTGTTATGCCGGCCAGGGTGCACAATTTTTCAATCAGCAAGGGCCGGTATTTCGCGGGCTTTATTTTGACGAGTGACGCGAATCGGGTGTTGTTGCTGAATTGAGAAAAGAGCAGGAGGCCGGCTGTGACCTCGGCTCCTGCTCTCAACCATGCGCGGATTTCCGCCGTCAAGCTATCATTCATCCTTTACGAGTAGCGCGAGTCGGCTTTTGATGGCGGCGAAGCCTTCACCGTAGGCGCAGATGAAACGCTTTCGGATGAGTGCCTCGGCGACGGTTCCCATGCACTCAGGACACCGTACGGCATAGCTCACGGTGTTGCCGAAAGTCATGCCGATTTCCTCGGGCAGCTCTCCGGGGTGGGCGATACCGTTGTACACTTCGAGGAACTCCTCTTCGGTGTAGGTGTCGCCGAGTTTTTCGAGGGCTTGGAGCACGGCTGTTGCTTCGACGAGGAACGGAAGCCCCGTGCAGGGTGTTACCACCCATTTGTCGGAGTCCGGCTTCGGTTTCATGCGGCGGACGCGATAAGCCGTGAGGTCGGCGAGATTGACGCGGTGCGTCGGGAAGCAGTTCGCCGGGACGATGATGAACGGGTCGGGGATGTCGTCGTTGGCTATCACCCGGTCGATGACTTCGGAGAACGGACCTTCACCGATTTCGACGGGGATGATAATGGCTCCGACGGCTTTCTGCTCCCATACTTTTGTCAGCAGGGGCAGAGCCTCGGCCGAGCCGAGTACAACGATGGAAATCCCGAGCTGGGGAACGGGCCCGGAAGCGGGAATTGCTCCTGCTTCCGGGGTTTTACGTTCCTGGGAATGATCCTTTGCCATGGCGTCAGAGGGTTTCTCCGGGTTTGGCCGGTTCGTCCATCACTTCGGGCAGTTCTCCCGTGTAGGTAAGGATGCGGAACTCGTCACGGACATCCTGCTGGAGCGTGATGGTGTTCTTGGCACCTTCCTTTGTGTCCTGGGTTTCGGACTTCAGCGAGAGCGGATT